ATTTTCCACACACGGAGAACCGAGCACCAAAGGAGCCATGATCAAAGGTGTGTACATCTGCGCGCACCTTGTGGTACAATGGTGTAAGTGCAACCGAGGAGTGTGACATGAGCAAGCGCAAGGAGCTTCGCGTATCGGAGCATGAGTGGCGCGCAACGAGGCACTTCGCCCCGAAGCGCACCGTGGCAAAGATCAAGTCGCCCTGGTGGGCGTTCTGGAGGAAGTGATGAACGATCATGAGAAGCTGGCGGAAGCCAAGCGGCGGTACCCGTACCACAATTTCCACATCGGCCCGGAGACGGGGCTGATCGGGTTCGAGCACGAGGACATGTGGATCACGGATCCCTTCTCCTCCGAGTGCGGGCGCTTCCCGATGATGCCCACGTACTACGGCATCGACATGAAGACGGCCCTTTGGATGAAGGGCCACAACCTCCCCATCCAGGACGCGATGGACACAGAGGCCGAGCGCCAATGGCTGCAAGGAGCGCAAAATGCGTAACATGATCCGAAGGTCCATCGAGAACGGCCTTGCCCACAGGGCGGTGTTCGTGTACGGCGTCCTGTACTTCGGGGCCATGATCTACCTGTGCGTCATCCGGCCCCTCGAGTACGTCGCTCACGTGGTGGCGTCATGAGGCCCCGGGAGCCGTGGTACGTCAAGGCAGCCGGAATTCTCCTGGTGTCGGCCATGTGGGCCGGCATCGGGCTTTGGTTCTACTGAGGAGGGTGCCATGCAGAGCGAACTGAGCTACAACGTGTCCCTGAACGGGCTGTTCTACATGCGGGTGGGCGGATTCACGAGCACCCGCGTGTCCCCGATGTTCGAACAGGACCTTTGCCGGCGCTACCCGGCGTCCGAAGGGTTCAAGGTCTCCAGAGATGTGTGGGAAGCCTCGGGACGTTCAACGCCCCTGAACAACGGCGACGCCCCTCGGGCCTAAGATCGTCGCCCCCATGCCCCTGGGGATGCCCAGGGGCATCGTTTTGCGCGAAATAAGCTCCAGGAACCACGCCCCAACGCTCCCCGGGGCATACTTGGAGCTATTGTAGCAGCGACAATGCCGGAATCATGGTCGAATTTTCCCATAAATCTCGTTGGAGCGGCGTTTCTTTGCCTCCGATTTCCATGCAGGTACCAATGAATCTGGTGCGCTCTGGTCGCTCACCTATCAGGCACGTACTACTGTACGCATATCACACGGGCGACTGATCCGGGCGCACCAGGCTACACGTTGGTCGCCCTAATACAGTGGTCAAGCTGGCTGCTCCGGATTCGACGCAAAAAGAAGCCCCTCCGAAGAGGGGCTCCTCCGATCGGCGTCGCCGAGGCCCTGAGTTGCCCGGCGGTGTCGGTCAGCTCAGCAACGCATCGCCGGTCTTGCCGGCATCGGCCGCCGGGGCCGACTTGCCCTTGCCCT